ACTACGAAGGCTCTGGCGTAGTTCTTGACGCCGGAGCCTTCGTAGTCGCCTTCGAACTGCACAGTCGCGCTGCGCAGATCGTTGTGGCGCTTCAGGTTCTTGATCGCGTAGGCGTGGGTGCCTGTCAGCTCGTGCTTGAGGAAGCCGTAGTTGGCCTCATCGCTGCGCGGGTCGAGACCGTTTTTGGCGCACCACGCCTCGAAGGCGCGGCGACGCTTTCCTGTCCACTGCGCCCAGCCGAAGCCGCCGCGTGATCCTGGGATCATCGGCTTTTCTTCGTTGATCGCCTGAAGACCCTTCGACTCGTGGCCGAGGTTGCCGACGATGGCTGCGGCCTGTGTGCGGGTCAGGCCGAAATCGCGCTGCAGGCGCGCCATGACCATGGCGCCCTTCTCGCTGAAGTTCTTCGCGTTGGCGAAGCGCTCGACGGGGCCGCTTGGTCTGGCTGCGCGTTCTGCCGCGTTACTCGGCCCGCCGGGCCCGCGCGAAGAGCCGCGCGCAGCTGCGCCGGTTCCAGGCGCGACACGCGGAGCAGGCATCGCATCGCCGCCGATCGAGCCGCGCGGGCCGTAGCCGAACGTGTCGACCGGGCCGTTGCCGCGCGTCGTGACGCCAGCAGGGATCGGAAGCGGAGAGACGCCGCCAGAACCGCCGCCGCTGTAGCCGCCGGAGATGGCGCGCGAGACGGCAGTCGACGGCATGCCCATGCTGCCTGTCAGTGACGCCAGTTGGACCGTTGCGCCCATCTGGCGCATGTTGCGATTCATATCCTCGACAGAGGATGAGAATGCGGTCTTCTTGTATGGCGACTCCGGCTTGTCGGCAGCGCCCTTACGCGGGAACTGGCCGCGCATGTGCTCGGGCAATTCTGACGCGTTGGCGGACGATGGGCTGAACCACTTCCAGAACTTCATGCCTTCCGGCACCTTGAAGTCAGGGGTCTTCCAGAAGTCCTTGAACTGATCAGATATCCAGGGGCTGATCTTGTCCCAGTTGAGGATGGCGACGCCGAGGGTCACGGCGGCGATGGCCGCAGCAATGCCCACAGGCGTCAGAAGCGCGGCGCCAGCGGCCATGGCGATGCCGCCAAGGCCAGCAGAGGCTGCAGAACCGACAAGGCCACCCATGGCCGCGCCAGCCACGCCACGCGCAATGGCAAAGCCCGCGATCGCCTTGACGGCGTTGCTGACAAGGCCGATCACGCTCGCAAAGCCACCGAGAATGCCGATGACCGGGCTCAGCAGACGCAGGGCGATCGAGAAGCCGACGATCTCGGCGATGACCTTACCGAGGCCGGCCGCGCCGTCGCCGCCGCCGAACATCGACAGCAGCGGCTTGAACGTATTGAAGACAGTCTTGAAGCCTTCGCCCAGACCACGGAAGAACTCGCCGAACTGCTTGGCGAAGTCGAACGTGTTGCGGCTCTTGCCGAAGGTCGACTCCAGCATCGCTGTCATGTTGTCGAAGCCGAGGCCGTTGACGAGGCCCTTGAGAGCTTCGCGGACATGGTTCGACACAGTGTCGAACTGGAAGTTCGAGCCCATGCTGGTGAAGAACTTGACGGAGTCGCGCAGCACGTCTTCGAAGCCGACGCCGACAGCGTTCCAGGCAAGCGTCGCGACAGATCGCAACTGCTTGAGCTGGCCGTCGATGGTGCCGATCTTCTCCTGACGCGCCCTGTCGAGGAAGTCCTGGTTCTTGGGATCCTTCTGGGCCGCCAGCGTCTTCTTGAGGATGTGCAGGCCTTCGCCCATCATCAGGAACTCGCCCTGCCATTCACGACCGCCGATCGCACGGGCGATCTTGGCGCGCTCCTGGAAGGACTTGCCCTTCATCTTTTCGAACATGCTGACTAGCAGAGAGGTCGGATCCTCGGCCGCCATGCGCGAGACGTTGCCCGCGCCGCCGAGACCAAGTGAGCCGAACGCCTTGTTCAGATCCTTGCGCTTCTGGCCGCGTTCGTTCTTTGAGCCGACGAGTTCGTTGACCAAGTAGTCCATGAACGTGCCGGACTTGCCTTGCTGCATACCGGCAGACGTGCCTGTCGCCACGAAGGCGGACAGCTGGTCGGGCGTCATCTTGGACGAGCCGAGCACGCCGAAGCCACGACGCATGCCGGCCACGATTTCGTTCGGATCAGCGGCGGTTTCGTAGCCAGAGATCGCGATCGAGTTCAGGATGCCCTTCATTCGATCGGCGTCCCACCTGCCGTTCGACATCGTGAACAGACGACCCATCAGTTTTGTGGTGTTGGTCGTGTCCATGTCGAGACCGGCCGATCCAGTCAGGATCGCTTCGGTGACGCCACGAGCCAGCTTGGGATCTTCCATGCCGGCCTTGATGACTTCGGTGTAGGCATTGAGCGCGTCGGCCGGGCTCAGGCCGTTCTTGATCATCGACTGGTCGAGCCAGTCCTTGCGCAGGGACTTGACCTGATCCTTGGACAGGCCGCCGAAGATGCGCAGATTTGCTTCAGCCGTATCAGTCCTGATCAGCGAACCAACCGAGGACTGGGCCACCTTGGCCGCGCCCGCGACACCCAGGGCGCCGCCGAGCGCGACGGATCCGACACGGTCTGCAGCGACGCCGAGATGACGGGCATTTCGACCCATGCCGGCGAAGCCGTGGTAGGCCATTCTGCGACCGCGCTCGCGCTGCGCCTCGTCGGCGCGCTTGAAACGCATGCGCTCCTGAAATTCATTTCGGATCCAGCGCAGACGGTCGCCGAGCGACCGGCGCGCCGCCGTATCCTTGCGGCGCTCTTCGGCCTGCGCGCGCCTTTCAGTCTGGCTCTGAAGCTTTTGGACCATGGCGATGCCGGACAGACGCTTGTTCAGCGCCTTGGCGCGTTCGCGATCGACGGCCTTGTCGAGACCGAGCATCGTCTGGCCGAGCCGGAACTCGATGCGCTCACGTTTGCGTGCGGATTCGTTCCACATCGCGACGGCGGCTTCAGCCTCCTGAGCGCGCAGCTTCAGGTTCTTGGCGATGTCCTTGCGTTGCTTCCCGCGCGATGCGGCAAAGGCCGCCTCCAGGCGATTGACCGCCGAGATCTGGCGCTTGACCATCGCCTCGGTCAGCTTCCCGTCGCGGATCATGTCGCGATAGAAGGTGCGCTGGCCGCCGGTGGCGTGGCGCAGGCTCATGCCCAGTTTTTCGAGAGACTTGACGGTTGCCGGGCTGACGAAGTTCTGATCGATCTTCGTTTTCTGGAACGTCTGCTTGAGCTGCTTTTCGAGATCCTGGATCTTCTTGAGATAGCCCTGGACGATCTTCGAGGCCTGGTCCTCGGCGGTCAATCTGGCTCTGACGTCGATTGTCTCTTCGGCCATGCCGGCGGGCTCCAGGTGTCGTGAATTGGGGCGGCGCTGATGTGCGGCTCAGCGCCGAAAGCCGTTATTTTCCTGGCGGGGCAGCGTCGCGCTTGTTCATCTCAACGACGGCGTCGGAGATGAGCCAGAAGTCATCCACGTCGAGCTTCTCCACGTCTTCGAGGGTCCATTTGAACCGCTCGAAGAGGGGGAATGCGTCGATCAGGATTCGTCCTCGTCGCTCGCCAGCGGCTTCAAAAAAGCTTCGAATGCCGCCTTCATGGGAGCGTAGTCTTCGATGTCCATCTCGGCGATGACGAGCGGGTCCATCTCGATGAGATCGGCCACGACGCGCTCCATGGCGCCGGCAGGATCCTTGTCCAGGCCCTTCGAGAAATTGCGGAGATCGCGCACCTTGGCGCGGCGCATCTCGAACTTGGTGTAGGTCGCCCCACGGAACTCGAAGGGATGCTTGAGTTCGAATACTTGCTTGTTCACTTGCACACTCATGCGTTGAAAAGAAAAAGGCCCGGCACAGAGGCCGGGCCAGTCGTCACCAGATGCCGCGTTTCAACGCGGTCGTATTTGCGTCCTCAGTAGGTGAAGCCGAGGATGCGGCGCGCGTTGGCGCTCTTGTCTCGACCACCGATGATCGTGACCTTGTTGAACAGGTCGATCTCGGTGTGGGTCGTGCCGTTGATTTCCTGGCGGTAGTAGCTCGCCGAGAGATGGATCGACATCTCGACCTTCTTGCCGGCCTCGACCTTGTTGGTCTTGATCGACTTCAGGAGAGAGCGCGTCTCGATGATCACGCCCTTCTCGACGCCGCCGGGCGTGAGCAGGTAGCCACGGAAGGTGACGGGCACGTCCATGGAGCCAGGGCCGAAGCCGAGGTTTTCCCAGATGTCATCGTCCCAGGTATGGAGGTCGAAATCGAACTCGATCTTTTCCATGCCCATGGGCACTTCGACCGCGCCGTCCATGCCGCCGCCACGGAACTCTTCCGTGTGGACATTGATTTCCGGGGGCTGGAAGCCAGGCGCGGTGCCGATCTTGCCGATGTCGTTGATCCAGACCGTGAAGTCCTGGAAGATATTCGCGTCGCGAAGGTTGCTGGTCATTTATGACTCCGAGCGCGAGCAGCCCGGCCTCGCGAAAGACCGGGCGGCTGCATCAGTTTGCTGAAGGGGCGGACTTGAATTTGTGCAAACGTCACTGCGTGACGATGCGGGCGAACTCTTCGATGAAGTCCGTGTAGTAGGCCGGGTTGCGCGAGGCGCGGAACTGGAGG